AAGGGAATACATATATACGGCAACAACGGTGGGGACGGTCATTCCAGGGCCCATGACGGCCCATGGAGACGCGTAAGGCCATGACTACTACAGAGATACAGCCGCCCCTGCTGGGGGCTCTAGAACCACGGCTACACAGCCCGTTTTGGACGGGGAAAACTCGAGGCGGTGAAGTCGCTGAGTTCGCTGAGAAACTAGGTAAGCCGCTACTCCCCTGGCAACGCTTAATAATGGATGATCTCTGCGCTATCGACGATGACGGTCGCTTCGTACGTAGGTCGAGCTTATTAATGTGCGCCAGGCAGTCGGGCAAAAGTTGGGTAGGCCGCATGCGAGCTCTTGCTGGTCTCTTTATCTTCGGCGAAGAAAATATCCTCATCATGTCATCGAAACTGCGCATGAGTATTAAGAGCTTCGACATGATGGTGCAGATCATCGAGGACAACGCTTTCTTACTTGCGCAGATTAAAGGCGGCACGATTGTCAAAGGAGTGAAAAAGAATAATGGCGCTTACAAGATAATCCTGGAGAACGGCCACATGCTTGAAGTCGCAGCTGCTACATCCGATGGCGTTCGTGGATTTACAGCTGACTTCCTATGGTTGGACGAACTCGGTAACGTGTCAGTCGATGCGATGGATGCGGCCAAATCCGTGACTTTAGCCCGACCTAACTCCCAGCGCCTTTACACCTCGAACGCTGGTGGATCCGATTCTAAAGTGCTTAACGAAATGCGACAAAAGGCGCAATATAAGCCGCCTAAGAGTTTCGGCTATTACGAATACTCAGCGCCCGAGAACTGCGACGTTATGGATCGTAGCGGTTGGGCGGCTGCAAATCCCAGCCTTGGAATACTCATCGATGAATCGTCAATAGAGGAAATCATCGCTACGACCGACATCAACGCTGTCAGGCGTGAGACCTTATGCCGGTTCGTAACGGGCGGGGTGGAAAGTCCCTGGACACCTGGATCGTGGGAAGCTGCGCTCGACCCTAATCTGGTCATGGCTTCAGGGCCGATAACGATGTTCGCTTTCGACATCGATCCTCACACTAAGAAAACTGCGTCCCTGGTCTGCGGTCAGCTGCGCGAGGACTTGTCAATAGCGTTATCCCTAGTCAAAATCTGGGAAGATCCTGTAGCCGTCGATGAGCTTCAAATCGCTAAAGACATCATGGAGTACTGCATTACCTGGCAGCCGCGCCTGGTGCTACACGATCGCTTCGTGACCTCGGCTATCGCCCATCGCTTAAAAATGTCAGGTGTTGCGGTCGAGGACTGCTCTCAAAATGCTTTCTACCAGGCATGCGCTTCCCTGAAAGAGGCGATGGACAATAAGCGCCTGGCTCATGGCGGGCAGGAGCAGTTGGATACGATGATGGAAAACGTAGCGCCTAAGTGGAATGACAACGGCTGGCGTATTGTCCGTCGCAGTTCTCTCGGCTCGGTTACAGCCCCTATTGGCCTTGCGATGGTGGTGGCAAAGCTGTCAGAGCCTCAGTCATACCCTAGAGTCTTTATTTAGACACACGGCGTGTTTATGTCTAGATACTGGACAAAACTCTAGAATAAGTCTATGGGATTACGTGAGACTTTAGGGTTAAGAGCTCGAGCCGTACCAACCAATCCCGCCGTACTTGCGCAGCTTAATCCGCCCGTTATGGATCAACCTTTCGGTACATATTGGGGCGCAGGTTCATACGGTGGATATAACAACTACGCGAATTCTATTTTGCGACAAGATGCTGCAAGCGTTCCCGCTATTGCACGTTGTCGTAACTTAATCGCTGGCACAGTTGCATCGATTCCACTTGAAACGTACTCAATGACAACGGGTGAAGAATTACCTAATTTGCCGTGGGTTGATCAACTTGATAAACGTCAGCCAATGGAAGTTACTATCGCCTGGCTTGTAGATTCACTCTTTTACTATGGAGTTGCTTACTTAAGAGTAGAAGAAGTGTATAAAGATGATAATCGTCCTGCACGATTCTCATGGATGCAAAACGATCGCGTCACAGTTAAGTACGCAGCTAATAATTCTGAAGTTGATTATTACATGGTCAATAACATCCGCGTACCAGATTCAGGAGTAGGTTCACTTGTCACGTTTCAAGGATTCGACCAGGGTCTACTGCTACGTCAAGCAACAACTATTCGCGCAGCTATCGATCTCGAAAAGGCTGCTGCTATTGCAGCTCAGACTCCAATGGGTTCTGGTTATATTAAAAATACAGGTGCAGACCTACCAGATCAACAGGTGCAAGGAATTCTTAACAGTTGGAAAACTGCGCGGCAAAGTAAAGCGACTGCGTACCTTACTTCGACGTTAGAGTTTAATCCGATTTCGTTTTCACCAAAAGACATGATGTATAACGAGGCTAAGGCTTACTTAGCACTTGATTTAGCACGTGCTTGCAACGTACCAGCGCCAATGATTGATGCTGAGATGATACGTAGCAACACTTATCAGAATGTACTGGATCAGCGTAAGGAGTTCGCCGCTTACACACTAATGCCGTTCATTAACGCTATCCAGTCTCGCTTATCTATGGATGATTTACTGCCACGCGGTACCTGCGTGAAATTTGCAGTAGATGAAACTTTCCTACGTGTTGATCCAGTAACACGTTTACAAGTTACAGAGAAGTTACTCGAATTGCAGCTCATCGATCTCAATGAAGCAAAAGAGATGGAAGGACTTGCGTCTAGCGGAAGTGGAGAAGATGTTGATACTGAACTTTAGTAGTGAGATTGAAGCGGCGGATGTAGAGCGTCGCATTATTGCTGGCGTTGTCGTGCCGTTTAATAAGGTGGGATATACCTCAGTGGGGCCAGTAATATTCGAGTCAGGATCCATCAAGATCGAAGATACTGCAAAGATTAAATTGCTCGCACAGCACGATCCAACTAACCCAATCGGTCGCGCTCAATCATTTCAAACGTCCGACCAACAGATTACAGGTACTTTCAAAGTATCTAGCTCTGCAACTGGACAAGATTTTCTTATCCGTGCCAGTGAAGGCCTTATCGCTTCCCTATCTATCGGCGTTGAAGTAATCGCGTCTAAGCCATCTAAAGATGGAACTCTTTACGTGCAAGAGGCAGTAATGAAAGAAGTTTCTTTAGTCGAGTCGCCTGCGTTCGCAGATGCCGTCGTAACTAAAGTCGCAGCTTCAAACGAAGCGGCAGAAACAACAAACCCAACAACAGAAAGTGAGCCTGTCGTGACGACTGCGCCAATCGAAGAAACTGTTGAGACAACAGAGGAAGCTCCAGTAGTTGAAGCCGCCGCTCGTCCTACAGTAAAAGCTAGTGCTCCATATATCACTTCATCAGTCCGCTCCCCTATTCAATCAATGGGTGGATACGCACTCCACAGCATTAAAGCAAAGTTAGGCGATGACGATTCTGCTCTCTACGTTCGCGCAGCAGCAGATTCAATGACAACTAACACAGCATTTAACCCAACTCAATATCTTTCTAATATCTTCGTATCTAATACGAATTTTGGCAGAGCTGCCGTAGATGCTTGCAGCCGCGCTACCTTGCCAAATTCTGGCCTAACAATCAATATTCCTTCACTCGTAACTCCAACAGATACAGCCCCAACTGTTGCAGCTACAGCTGAGTCAGCTGCTCCATCCGATACAGGGATGACTTCTGAGTATCTTTCATACACAGTATCCAAGTATGCAGGTCAGCAGACCATCAGTCTTGAACTCATCGAACGTTCAGACCCAATCTTCATGGATCAACTTATGATCCAACTCGAGCGCGCTTACCTCAAGGCTACCGATGCAGCTGTAATTGCAGCATTTATCGCTTCTGGTACAGCCGCTACAGCTACAGCTAACACAGCTGCTGGCCTCATCTCATATCTATCTAAGGAGTCAGCTGCTGCATATGCAGGTACTTCATACTTCGCAAAGAACGTTGTAATCGGGTCTGGTACCTGGGCGGCTGCGATGGGATACACAGACAGTACTGGGAGACCGTTGTTTAACACCACGACTCCGTGGAACTCAGCTGGACAAATCGGCAGTTCATCAATCAAGGGAAATCTCCTCGGACTTGATGCTTATGTTGATGTGAACGCTGTTGCTACAGCTGGTGCAGATAACTCAGCTTTCGTTATCGCTCCTGAAGCAGTAACCATCTTTGAGTCAGCTACAGCGATGTTCTCAGTCAACGTAGTTTCATCGATGTCCGTCAACCTTGCTATCTACGGCTACATGGCTCCTGCAATTTTGCAGGCAAAGGGTATCCGCAAGTACAAGACAGCGTAATCACCTCGGGACGCTCCCTGGCACTCACAGCCCTTAGTGTCAGGGAGTCTTAGGTAAGGAGAAGGAAATGGCAGCGACTTATGTAACAGCGACAGAGCTGAGGACTAACCTCGGTATTGGATCGCTTTACTCTGACACAATCGTGGAAGAAGTCTGCCAAACCGCTGAAGATTTACTCAACCAATTCCTATGGTTCGATTCTTATCCAGTTGTCGGTGCCGCCCTTTACAATAATGTAGGCATGGTGCTTATCTCTGCACCTATCTCTTATGTAACAGGCCAGACCATAACCTTGAGTGGATGCGGCTCAACTTACAACGGTTCACGCACCATTACGGGAACTTACCCATATACAAACGGGTCAGTAACGCTCCCCTACTTTATTAATTTTCCTTTTAATTATTACTCATTTCCACGCGGTTACTCGCTTATTCAATTTACTCTTACTGGCGCTAATGACAACTATCACCAGATAGTGCCTTACGGTAAAGATTTAGGAGTCGATACAAAGACTGCTACGTATGCCACTACCCCAGCGGTGCGTGAAGCAGCGATGATCCTGGCAGTGCAGATATGGCAGAGCCGCCAAGTGCCTAACGGTGGCGGTATGGATATGTCTATGGGGCCAGCACCTTTTCAAATTGGCAATAGCCTCATGGCTCGAGTGCGCTCACTTATCGCTCCGTATCAATCACCTCGAAGCATGGTCGGATAATGACCACGGCCTCGATTACCACGCTTCGAGCAGATTTAGCTACTGCCCTATCAAACCCGGGCGTCTGGTCTACCTTTTCTTTTCCACCATCTACGCCCATCGCATTTAGCGTAATTATTTCACCCGATGACCCCTACATCGTGCCTTCAAATAATACGCAGATTCAAATCAATCCTCGAGCTAATTTTAAGATTACGTGCCTAATCCCGGCTCTCGATAATCAAGGCAATTTAGCCGGTATTGAGTCAACCGTTACAGCTGTATTCACGCTACTAGCGAACTCAGGTATCACCATGGTCGCATCCCAAGTTTCCGCACCAACCATATTAAGCCTTCCTAATCTTGATCTCCTGGCTGCGGATATATCAATCACCGTACTAACGAGCTGGAGTTAATAAATGACTAACGAACAAACAATGTGGGAGTGGTTGATAAAAGTCGGCCAGGTACCCGAAGGATCTAAACCACCTGCATCACCTATCTCAGACAAGGAAGTTAAATAACAATGGCAATTTATCTAAATAATAACGTAGGAGTTAAATTGGCTACAGCCGCAGCTCCTACTGCACCTTCCGTCGACATTACTTCATACGTAACTGCCGTAACGCTTACTCAGCAATTTGAAGAGCTAGATGTCACTTCAATGGGCCAGTCTTATCGTGCTTTCGTTAAGGGGCTAGAAACAGCGCAACTACAGCTCGACTTCCTCAATGACTGGGCCGCTGCTCAGGTAATGACAACACTTAACGGCGCTTATGGCTTGACTCTTGCAGTCTCAATGATCACTGTAAAGGGAACAGCGGTTAGTGCAACTAACCCTTCCTACCAGTTCAACGTGCTCGTAAATAACCTTACTCCAGTCGGTTCAGGTGGCGTAGGCGATGAAGCAGCATCCAGCATTACTTTCACAGTTAATTCAGCTGTAACAGTTTCTACAACAGTAGCGTTCTAAGGGGCAGAAAATGGCATCATTAAAGATAACTAGGGCTGGCGGGAAGATGAGCGTACATCGCATATCTCCTTCTCTTGAATATGCCTTTGAGCAGGAATTTAAGGGCGGTATCGCCAAGATTCTAAGAGATGGAGAGCGCCAGTCGGACGTGTACTGGTTAGCCCACAAAGCTCTTATTAGATCTGGCGAAACCGTGCCT